CAAGTCCGATTTAAAAACCGCGCTTGAAGCTGATCCGAGATTTAAACCTGTATAACCCGAAGGTCGTCTGAAACCGTTTCAGACGACCTTTTTTCATAACCGCCCAAATTTCGCGTTTAAGCGCGTTATATCGGTCAGGATAGGCAAAGATATATCCGAGAGTTTAAATGCAATCTGACGCAGCCCTAAAAGCCCCCTGAAAACGTTTTTTTAAACCGCTGCCGTCTGCATTTTCGGATGTGCCTCAAATTTGCGATTTTAGGCGGGTCGGATACTAAAGATAGGCAAACCCCCGACAGAATCTTAAAAATCAATCTGACGCGATTCTAAAGCGGTTTTAAAGTGGGTATTTTCATATTTTACGCATGAGGATTTTCAAAGGCCGTCTGAAACCTGATATTCGGGTTTTAGGCGGCTTTTGCATTTGGATTGGGAAGTGAAATCCTGCCGTCCGTCTTTTTGAACTTGGCAAGGCAAAATGGAGCAATGGATACGAACAACACCCCCCTCAAAATCAAATTGTCCGCCGCGCTGCCGGTTGCCCTGGCGACCGGTGCCGACAAGGTGCGTACTTTTAAAGGCGTCGCCAATTCGGGCAAGCCGTTCGGCTACGGCGGTTATCAGACAGTCGTCGATTTGGCCCAGCTGTCGCACAAAGCGTCCGTCCCCGTCCTGTTGGAGCATTCCCCCGTCAAGATGGCGGGCGTGTGCAGCCTGTCGGTAACGGCGGATGGCCTGATTGCGGAAGGCAGTCTGTTGTCCAACGAGTTTGGCACGCAGATTGCCGAAGCCGCCGACCAAGGTTTCCCTTGGGAGATGTCGGTTTACGCGCAGGCGGAATCCTACGAGGAGCTGGCGGCGGGTGCAGTATTGTCCGTCAACGGCAACGAGGTAACCGGGCCGGCCGTCATCCTGCGTCGTTGTGCGATACGCGAAGTATCGTTTACCGCCGTCGGCGTAGATGGCGAGACGGAAGCGGTGGTGTTGTCGGACGGCAGCCCCTTGCCGGATATTTTTAAACAACCTTTGGAGTTATCTATGACACCCGAAGAAAAGCAAGCGTTTGACAACCTGAAAGCGGAAGTCGATACGCTCAAGGCTGAAAAAGCCGAAGCCGAGAAAAAGCTGAAAGAAGCCGAAGCGGCTGCCAAGAAAAACCAAGTCAAGGCGAAATTGTCCGCCGCCGGCTTCAAGGAAGGCGAAGACGGCAAGTTTGAAGGCTTGTCCGACGCAACCATGACCGTACTTTTGTCTGCCGATATCGAAGCGGCGGAAGCCATGATTGCCGATTTGACGCCGAAAGCCGCCCCGTCTGCCGTACCGGCCGCGCTGTTGAGCGAAGGCGCAGGCAAAGGCGAATCCGAACACACCGGCGAGGCGGAGGGCAAGTTTTCCGTAGCCAGCCACAAAGGCTTATTGGGAGGCGCTTATGTCTAAAGCCAAAACCGAAATCCTCGGCCCTGTTGTCTCCGATTTTTTGAAATACGAAGCAACGCCGTTGACGCGTGTGGCTGTTGCTGCGGATGCCGGTACTAAAGCGGGTAGTTTTGTGACGTATCCGCTACGCAAGAAAAAACTTGTTGCTTTAACAGATGAGGCTGATGGGAAAGTTATTGTTCAACCTTTCAATTGCATCATCGAGTGTAAGGATATTCTTATCCAAGCTAAGGCAGCATTCGGGTCCGACGCGGATATGAAAAAAGAAGGCGACGCGTATGGGATTGTTTACGTCAACCTACCGAAATTCGGTGCATCTGACGTTTAATTATTTGAAATAAGGAAAAAATATGCCTTTATCCGATAACAGCAAGTTTGGCGTGCAGGCTTTGACCACTGCCGTCAACAAAATCGACCCGGGCGCAAGCCAAATCCGCGAGCTGGGTATTTTCGAACCCGAATACCTGACCACCACTTATGCCGACATTGAGTTCCAAGACGGCAAAGTCAGCTTGGTTGCCAGCAAAGAGCGCGGCACGGCCGGTCAGGCAGTGGATAGCCCGAAACGCAAAATTCACACCGTCAAAATCCCACACCTGCCGGTTAACGACGTTATCCGCGCGGACGATGTACAAAACCTGCGTGCTTTCGGCACGACCCAAGCCGCAACCGTCATGGACAAGGTCAACGAAAAGCTGGCCGGTGGCAAATCCGACCTCGAATACACACGCGAGCATCTGATGCTCGGCGCGTTGCAAGGCAAGATTTTGGATGCGGACGGCAGCGTGATTTTGGACATTAACACCGATTTCGGCGTTACACGCAAAACGCAAAACATCGAATTGTCGAAAGACACGACCAAAGTCGGCGCGGTATTGGACAAACTCTTGTCCGAACAACGCCAAAAATTCAACGGTGCGCAAGTGCGCGGCTGGGTTGTCTATTGCGGCATGGAGTTTTTAAGTGCGCTCAAAGAGCATAAGTCCATCTTCGAAGTGTACAAACGCTACGATGAGGCACGCGCCTACCGCGAGGGCGATACGCTCAATCCGACCGAATTTATCCACAAAGGCATCCGCTTTATCGAATACGCCAACCACTTCGGCAGCGACGCCGACATCGGTGCGGACAAAGCCATTCTGCTGCCGGTCGGCCGTAATCTCTACAAAGAGTATTTCGCGCCCGCCGACATGTCCGCGACCGTCAACACCCGCGCCCTGCCGTATTACGCCAGCCGCGAGAAATTGCAGCATGACAAAGGCTGGAGCCTGCATATGCAGTCCAATCCATTGCCGATTGCACTGCGCCCCGAGTTGTTGGCAACGCTGACCATGTCTTAAACGGATTTCAGACGGCCTTTAAGGCAACAAAAAGGCCGTCTGAAAACGGAGGACGGCATGATTACCATCCAAGACATGATTACCCGCTTCGGCGAGCAGGAAATGGCGGAACGCTCGAACCATGAAAACTACGAAACGTTAGACGAAGCGGTGATGGCGGCGGCAATCGCCGATGCGGAAGAAGAGGCGGCAAGCTACCTTCGGGCGGCGAAACTGTTTTTTACCGACGACACCGCGCCGCAGGTTTTGAAAATCAAAGTCTGCGACATCGCCCGCTACTACCTCTACGACGACGCGGTAACAGGCATTGTGGAGGAGCGTTATCAGTCGGCAATCGCCTGGCTGAAGATGGTCGTCAAAAATCCGAATATGCTGGACGATAGCCGCGTATCGGATGACCGCAGACCGTCAACGTGTGCCGTTTATGTCAATGCCGAACCCGATTTGCGGGAATGGCTGAAGGAGTAAGCGATGCGGATTACGGTATCACACGACTTATCGCGTATCGCCCAAAGCCTGAACCGTCTGTCGGGCAGGCTGAACGGCAGCCTTGAAGAGCCTTTGCGCGCCATCGGCGGCATCCTCGAATCCTCGACCCGACGCCGTATCGCCGAAACCAAAACTGCGCCCGACGGCAAACGCTGGGCGGACGTATCCCCCGCTACGGCACAAGCCAAAAACGGACGCGGCGGGATTTTGGTGGACCACGGCAACCTCTTGGCAAGCATTACGCACGAGGCATCGGCAAAAAGCGTGATTACCGGCTCGGTAATGGGCTACTCGGTTTATGTGCAGGAAGGCACGAGAACCATGCCGGCGCGTCCGTTTTTGGGCTTATCTGCACAAGATTATCAGGACATTGACGATTTAATGTCCGATTGGTTGGAAGGATTGATTGTCTGATATGGCTTTAAAACAGCATGAAAACTTATTGGCGGTCTATCCCGAAATACTAGGCCGTCTGAAAACCGTCAAAGGCATTAAGGCGGTCAAGGAAATCGGCGAACTTGCCGAGCTGCTCGCCCAAGGCATGGCGAAGCGCAAAGCCGCCCCGCTGGACGGCGCGGTCTATGTCGTTTACGGCGGCTCGACCTTTGCCGACGAAGCGAAAAACGGCAAATTCCTCAAATCGACGCTGCACTTTACCTTCGTCCTCGCACGAAGCTATACCGCCAACGGCAAATCCACGCTGTACGAGGTCGGCGAGACCCTGACGGCAATCCAACAGGCGTTTTCTGGCTGGGACGCGGGCGACGAATATGCCGTTACCCCCTTCCGCCGCATCACCTCGCCATCCATCGAATACAACGACGGCTTTGCTTTTTACCCCATTTCATTCGCCTGCGATACCGTGCAGGCGGCAAACTAAAGGAGCTGCCACATGGCAAAACAAAACGACCACGGCTTAATCTTTGAGGGCGACGTCAAGGTACGCAACCTCAATCAAAAAGGCTCGGGATTTATCGAAATCGGCAACACCACCGCCCTGACCACGCAGACCAGCGTGGAAACCAAAGAGCGCGTGTCCAAGCAAAAAGGCACTTATGGCAGCGCACTGGACAGCCTGAAAACCGTCAAGCCTACCGAAATCGGTCTGAAGCTTGATACTTTCGATAAAGACAATTTGGCATTGGCTTTGATGGGCGAAGCCGCCGTCATCGCGGCTACGGCGGAGACCGTTACCGGCGAGACCGTGACCATCGGCAAAAAAGGCATGGCGTACAAACTGGCAAACGGCAACATCGACCCGGCTGCCGTCAAAGTCAAAAACAAGTCAAACGCCAATGTTGATGCCAAGCATTTGGACATTAATGCCACCTTGGGCATGATTACCATCCTGCCGGTCGCAGATACCGTCAACGACGGCGAAAACATCACCGTCGAATACAAAACCCGAGATTCCGGCGGCTACAAAGTGTCCGCTGCGACCTTGTCGCGCTTGGATTTGGAAATCTACGTCGACGGCCGCAACCGCGTTACCGGCGAGACCGGCATCCTGCATATCCCCCATGCCGTACTGGCGGCGGACGGCAGTATCGACTGGTTCGGCGACGACTTCAACGAAGCCGAATTCAAAGGCACGGCGGTGTTGGCTTCGGGTGAGACTTCGACCTATTCCTTCACGTCGTACAACAACTAAAGATTCGGTAATAAACAAAGGCCGTCTGAAACTGGCTTCTGCGTCTAGGCGCAGCGGCGGCAGGTTTCAGACGGCCTTTTTTAAAGTGGTTTTAAAACAGGATTAAATCATGGCGAATATTCAGGCAGGTTTAGAGATTAAGGCGGGCGTGTCCGGCGTTGAAAATATCGACGCGCTGGCGCAGTCCATCGAGGCGGCGGGCATCGATACGGGCAAGCTGACCACCGAAGCGAAAGAGCTGGGCGCAACGCTGGCTAAAGCACAAGCGCAACAGGCGGCAATTGCAGAATATAAGGCGTTGTCGGCGGAATTGGACAATACCGCTAAAGAAATGCGTGCACTGGACGAGCTGACCGCGACGTTGGAGAAATCCATGCGCGGCGGCGGTACGCAGCAACAGCAGGCCGATTTGGCAAAACTGCGTGCCGAATCCGAACGCCTGGCAAAAAGCGAAACCGAACTGACGGGCAAGCTGTATGCCGCCCGCGATGCGATGTCGGTGTCTGGGGTGTCCGTCAAAAACCTTGCCGCCGAAGAGGCGCGCCTGTCGTCCGAATCCGCCGCCGCAACGGCGCAGCTCGACCGCCTGACCGCCGAAGCGCAAACCCTAAAAGCCATCGCCGATGCCAAAATCCAGCTCGGTATCGATACCGACGACAAGGCACGGCAGGAAATCCAAAAGACCAAAGACGCCTACGAATTGCTTAAAAACAGCGGCACGCTCTCGCACGAGGAATTAGCACGGGCGGCGCAGTTGCAGGAAGGCAAGGTGCGCGAACTTGAAGCCAGCCTGAAAGGTGTGAAGCCGTCTATTTCCGAAATTGCCTCTGAAGTTCAAGGTTTGGTCGGTAAGGCAGGCGGCTTGGCGTTTGCCGCCAAAGAGGCGATGAAA